GTGGTGAGCGGATTGCCTGATGTGTTAACACCGGCCAACCGCACAACCGTGCCCAACATGACAACTGACGGATTGCATAAATCGTAGGCTATCGAACTCATGACCACACGATCCTCGTCACTGTAATTCAGCAAATTTGACAAGTTAATGATAATGTTCATCACTGCCGACAACATGCCACCTGACAAACTCAAGTCAAAACCGCTGTAATCGGTGGCCACAAATGCGCTGGCCTCAACCTGGTGAGCGTACAACGGTTTCTCCACATCGCCGTTGACCAAACTCTTCATCATGTCAAGATAATTCATGGTGGGATCCATGCCCACAGAATGTCCACAAGACAGCGGGTTGTAGCCCAACAACACTAAAATGGGCTGAAAATACATCCTAGTAAGAATGTTGTCGGCCAACTCCCCATTCATGATGTGGCGCGGTGGTTTAGTCAAACCATTGTCCTGTACGGGCAATACCTCATCCTTGGGGCACATGAAATTCATTGAAAACCCGACTTCACCCCTGGCACGCCTCTCCTTCAACTCACGTACCCTGTCCATTATCTCCATAGAGATGGGATTATCCTCCTCAAAACATGTGAAAAACCTGCCATGTTCAGGGGAGAAAACCTTGGACAAATATTCTGATTTGGCACCAGGATATGAGGGACCCACTGATGTATTCAAAGGTATGGCCGAACCCAAGTTGAACCTGGCACTACTTAGTGAGCTGGAAAGCCCATCCAAACCTGCCTGCATCCCAAGGACCTGCATCTGCGCAAGGCCAGGCTCGGATGTGATGACCTCTGAGCATGCTTGGTATAACTTGTGCCCGACTGCATGTTGGGCCAAACGGCGTAAGTGTACATCATCGGGCCGCTCCATACTACACTTGTCGACAAACCTCTCTACGGTGTGCCGCATCTTGTAATATTTGGAAGGTATACCATACTCCGACATGAGTCTGGCCGCATCTGGAATGTACTCAAACATCATGTCTATTTGCGGAGAAAACCCCAAACTAGTGGTGGCCTTTACACTAACGTCCGAACCGTCTTTCCTCTTAAGAGTGCCAACGGCATTAAAGAATCTATCATAAGCTATGCGTGACAAAGCGCCAGGGTCCACAATCTTGACGGTAGGCTCTATGGTCAACTTAGAGTTGGGACTCTCGTTGACATAAGGAAACCTAATCAACATGTTTTCAACATCATAATTGGGCACGTGTCCGGCTTGTTTATCCAACATCCGTGCCTTCATAGCGGCTAACATTTTATCAGTAATGGGCGTGGCCGTGACGCAACCTGTGGGTTTATTAGAACCTGTATGTATGCCCACAACCACGCCACCAGACATGATAATAGAACCACACATGCCATCAGCACCATCACCTGACATGAACAAGGCTATCGGCGATGGTAATAACTTATTGGCTGGTGTCCCGTCAGTGTATGTGAACGCCATCATGTCCACATAACTAGCTGGTACTTGCTCGACTGCAATTACCCCCTTGTTGTCGCCACATGTGGGTATCATCCGCACTAAATTAGAAGTCTTGCCCAACTGAAGCTCGCCCAAATGCTTGTGAATGCATGGCAAATCTCCTGTCACATTGTTCGGTACTTCAAACATGCACAAATCAACATCGTACATTGTGCCATTATAAAGAGATCTGGGGGCAAAAACTATGTCGGCCCTAGGCAACACGCATTCCTTGGCAACTCGCGAAGGATCATGAATCGTGATACAAAAATGGCTATAATCCCTAGCAAACGCATGGGCAACCGTAATCATGTAAGTCACTGACTTCGTGCGTGTATAACCCACCACAAACATATCAGCTTTGTGTTCCGGAAACCTCTCAACGCTAGTCAGCTGAGAGCCCTTGCACGGCTCTATGGTCATACGATACATAGTGGCGCCCATTTTCTGCCTAGACTCATCTGGTGTCTGTGTGGCCATGGCCTTGGCCAACGGAACCCTCGGAAGTGTGTGGTAACTGCCGAGCCACTGTTTGTGTCTAGGCGCAGCGTCGACCTGGCGGTCTACCTGAACATTAATCACACCTTCCGAGTTGACCGTAGTCTCAGCCGTCACTGGGCTCGATCCCAACTTATCCTGGAGACCCATGCTTATGGTCCTGTACCTAGCAATCCATTTGGTAATCTGTATCAGAGTCCCAATAGCGACGCCCGTGAAAATACCATTCCGCAGAACGCGCTTAAACCTAGCCTGTCTCTCCTTATCGGCCAACATGTATAGTGTCATCGTGCAACCATCACGAAGCACCCCACACGCTTGGTTGGCCGCCTGTGTTGGTGCTTCTCGCAACAAACCAACAAACTCCCCGCCAAACATAACGGTGCGGAACACCTGGCCCATGTCCAAATCTACAGACTCTAACAATGTCTTCAACAAGGATGCGGACGTGGTGGCTATGGTAAAACCACAACACAGCAACAATATTTTCTGCTGCGCCTTAACAGCATCATAGCCGTCCATGATGTAATCCCTGAACCCTTGCCGGTTCGAATTGGGCCTCCAACTGGGTGGTCTCCAATACAACATTCTGAAAAAGGACCACCACAAAGATGTCATGGGCCACAACAACAAACACAACATCTGAATAAGTAGCCCGCCCCTCGCGGCCAAGGTAATAGTCTTAGTAAGATACCAATCCTTACTGGACAATCTCAAACCACGGGATATGCGCAACACCTGGGGGTCAACTTGCACACCATCCGGAACTACCTGTTCCATGAACATATCGGGGAAAAGTCTGCGCTGCAAATTCATATTCATCTCACGAAGCGTGGTACCTGCATCATTTTCCACGTTATAAAGCTGAGTGAACAACGCTTTGAACATATCGAACGTCATATCGTCGGAAAGACGCTGTTCGCCCTCATACATGAAGGTTATAGGCTCCCACAATGCGTCGTCTATATTGTTATCAACCTTATCACTCTTCTTCTTCTCCTGAGACTTCTTAAGGTTGAACTTCAAGAAACACATCTTCCAGGGGTTCACGTCATATATCGTGTCGCCAGCAGCTCTAACCGCAGCAACATCGAACTTGCCTTCCGGAGTCTTAAACTCGTTCTTGAGGACGCACTTGATCATGTGAAACCTTCTGAACACTGCCTCCTTATTGCCCATGCCAGGTATGTTACCGTACTTGTTCTCTTCGTTAGACGTAGATATAACAGCATGTAACACAGGTTGAATCTTGCCTTTGAGATGAGCCTCCGCAAGCTCAGGCAAAAATTGACAATTGTTGACCATCTGTATCAAGCCCTCAGCCCACTTACCATGTGTCGACTCGGTCTTCTCACCCGCGCGCACTGAAGCATTCAAGTCATCAAAAATGACTATCTTAGACTCATTAGTCAAATTGTTCCAGTATTTAGACAAAGAAGCCTTACACCTCTGATTAGGCTGATAATAAGTGCCACCATTCTTAATGCTAGCTATAATGTCGATCAACGTGTTGGTGATTTCAGACTTCCCAATCGCGGGGTCCCCAACAATGTTCAACGACAACGGAGCTTGCACCCTGTCTGATGACACACCGCACTGGCTAGTTCTAGCCTTAAGCTTCAATACGAGCTCTAACTCATGTAACAAAGCCTGCGCGACTGTAAACCTATCTCCACGCATGGACAAATGCATATTGGTCAACTGTGTTGCCATACCATTAAGATCTCGTAGCATATCTTCCCTTGTATCGCAATCCATCACAAGCAGACACTCTTCAACAGATGCCCTTAATACTGTGGACTGCTTGAGAAGCGTGTTGACCTCATCGGGGAATGAAGCGTTTACAAAAAATTCCAAACCCCGTGTAATGCAGTGAGCCAACATGCCAACCACAGCTTCCACTGTCAGATTGGCAGCACCAAAAGAACTAAGCTTAGCCTTGTCCAAGACATAGCCTATATTCTTCAGATACTGGCCCTTATTCTGCATCAGCGCCGGCGCCACCATCGCCGCTGAACAAAACTTAATCATCTTCTCAACTATCTTAGTCAAGTTTGACGAGATGAATTTGGCCGCATCTTTGCCTATGGCCTCACCCAAGCCCTCAAGGGTCTCGGGTCGCACCGGTGTGCGAGAGAAAAGACCAAGCATATCTTCGACTAACCATCTATAGGCCTCCTTGTCAAGCCCCAAAATCATCATAATAGCGTGAACACGAGTAAGAATCGACCTCCAAGTACGATCTGTCGTCATGACCAAATCGTATATGTGGATAGACAAATTGACCAATTTCAACCCTATGTCTTCCATATTAAACTTCGGCTTAATGCTCATGAAGCTGCCACTAGGCATAGTGTGCTGTTCGAAGAAATCGATCTCATCATCAGCACAAACATACTTCGGCATTGACAAGCCACACCACCCATGGCGACGCACAAGCGCCACATCATGGGATGCATCCCTAAACAAGTCCTTGTGTGAAAACCCGTCAGAATGCGCCTCACCCTCGTCAAGACCAAACAAGACTTGAGGTCTGACTTCACAAACTGCAATGCTGGTCTGCTCCTGTGTAACGTGTTTTTGCAAACTTGGAACACCGACACTGTCTATGGTTCTGGCCTTCAAGTCGGGAGTAGATCCCGATGAAACGCCACAATTCGTGGTACAGAATTGCCTTTCCACCGTGCACAAAGCGCGGCTGGAGAATACTGCCAACTCAAGCGGTGTGGGACCCCACACCATTGTCAGCAGTTTCCTTTGACTCCCGTCTCTAGCAAAAGCTCTCACGGACTTAGAGGCGTATAATGCCCCCCGGGACCAAGGTCGTCCCTTTGTTTCATCGTGGGCGCCACATAAAATGTGGCGCTTGTTGAAATGTTCAGCAAACATCTCCTTCGCGCCGAAGCGCGGAAACTCTGTAATACCCATATTGTCAGTGTCGGGGAGCGAATCCCAACATTACGCTCGGAAAGGGGGTCCGATAGGACATGCAAATTTAAGTCATTACATGGGTGCCAAATGCACAAACACCCATACCCACTGTTAAGACGGACTTTTCTCAAGTCCTAAGAGGGGACAAAAACCCTAAATAGGGTGTCGCAGGCCAGAAGTCCAAATAAAAGGACCACTGGCCGCAGGGGGCAAAGCCCCCAAAACCACCAAAGCCTGCCGTTGATTATACTGTCAACTCAGTCTTCGCCCGTGTACACGGGCGGATACCACCAAAGCCTGCCGTTGGATATACTGCCAACTCAGTCTTCGTTCTTGAGGACAACAAGAACGGGCTACCAAAAAAGGTAGCATGGACTAGTCACCGCTTAACAAGCGGCGTGACGATCTGTCCAAATCGCCATCAGAACCTGCGTGCGCAATTGCGCA